TACGATAACTGGTACAACGCTGTGTATATGCCGACTGCTGCAACCAACAACAGCACCGGCACACGTTCAACAACGACCAAGTCCGGCAGCGCAACTGAGTAAGGAGGTACAGCATGGCTATTAAAAAGACGATCACCGTTGACGGTATCGAGGTTCCGTTCAAGGCGAGTGCGGCTGTGCCTCGCCTTTACCGTATCAAGTTCCGCAGGGATATTTACAAGGACTTCGCTGCCCTTCAGACTTCCGTGCAGGAAGGTGACGAGGAAGGCTCTACCCTCGACATCGAGAGTCTTGAGGTGTTCGAGAACATCGCATACATCATGGCGAAACACGCAGCTCCGGAGAACGTGCCGGACAATCCCGATGAATGGCTCGAAGCGTTCAACACATTCTCCATTTACGAGGTGCTGCCGCAGCTCATCGAGCTGTGGGGACTCAACGTGGAGACACAGGCGGAATCTAAAAAAAACATCGAAAAACTGACCGCCCGATGACAACGCCATTATTCTTGTTGAGATGCAAACAGCTCGGTCTGACATTGACCGAGCTGGATATGCTTACAATAGGTTTAATTAACGATATGTTCACCGAGCGTGAAAATGATGATTATGAGGGTTGGCATGAGGTCGCTGGGCAGGCGGATTTTGATGCGTTTTGATACTTTACTTTTGGGATAGAATGTGATATACTTAACCTATCAAATAGGTTAAGGGGATAAAGTGTATGAGCGTATATATTGTTCGCACAGATGAAAATGGCATAATAACGGACTCTCAAGAGTATTCTTCCTTTATGTACGAGAAGAAAAGTCCAATCATAATGTTTGATCTCTATGGCAGAAAATTATTCGATATTTTTGTTGACGAATTGGGATGCATACGATACAATGATAATAAATTAGCATGGGCGTGGATTTTAAGGCATGATACTCAAAGAACACTCATGAATATAATGGGAAAACTGGCGGAGGTAATAATTGTTAAAAGATGTTTAAATGATTCAATAGCAAATCAGAAATGGCTATCTATTGGCAAATTCTCTAAAATCACTCTTCCAATTATCCAAACTCAGCAATTTAAGGCTATCGGAACAGGATTGTTATCGACAGAAAAGAACTATCATGACTTTTATAATCCGCAGGATACACAAAGAGATGTAATATGGATCGATGGTAATAATATTCCCGCCTTACAGGTTGGCAGTACAACAACAAGAGGAAGTATAGCTGGATTACAAATAAAAGCTTCAACTGACGGAATGAATTACGTATACGGTAGTTTAGTAAATCATCAGTATTGTGTTCCAATGGTGTATTTTGGAATAGGTGCTTTTAATGATTACGCCAAAATAGCCACCAATCTATGTAAAAATACACAGTTGGACTACAATGATTTAAAATATGTGTTTGTTGATGCACAGGAAATTGATTATATGGCATATGAAGAATTAAAATCCTATGTTCCAATTATCCAGTATATTATTGAAAACAATGTTGATCCAGCTCAGCTTTTAAATTTTGCTGAAACTAATGGTACTTTACGTACTGCTATTGCAGCAACGTCAATTTTGCAAACTCCAATCAAAAATCAAATACTTTATTGAAAACACTAAGCACTTGCTATGGCAGGTGCTTTTTTCATGCCCTCACGGAGGAGGTGAAACCGCATGGCAAACAGAATCAAGGGCATCACCGTTGAGATTGGCGGCGATACAACCAAGCTGTCGAAGGCTCTGGAAGGTGTCAATAAAAACATCAAGAACACGCAGACGCAGCTCAAAGACGTGGAAAAACTGCTGAAGCTCGATCCTTCCAATACGGAACTGCTCTCGCAGAAGCATAAGCTCCTCGCCGATGCGGTGACAGCTACCAAAGAAAAGCTGGAAACCCTGAAAACAGCAGCAGAGCAAGCAAATCAGGCGCTTGCCAACGGCGACATCTCGCAGGAGCAGTATGATGCACTGCAGCGTGAGATCATCGAAACGGAACAGGAGCTTCAGAATCTCCAGCGTGAGGCGGAGGCTTCCAGCACGGCGCTTGCCAAACTCGGTCAGGCGGGTGAAATGCTCGAAAAGGCTGGCGACAAAATCGCCGATGTCGGTACGACACTGACCGCTCATGTGACCGTCCCCATTGCGGCAGCGGGTACAGCAGCCGTAAAAACCGCAGCGGATTTCGATTCTGCAATGTCGAAGGTCGCTGCTGTATCCGGTGCCACCGGTGATGAGCTGGACGCACTGCGTGATAAAGCCCGTGAAATGGGCGCAAAGACCAAGTTCTCCGCTTCGGAAGCCGCTGATGCCATGAACTACATGGCAATGGCGGGCTGGAAAACCGGAGATATGCTGGAAGGTATCGAGGGTATCATGAACCTTGCTGCCGCTTCCGGTGAAGACTTGGCGACTACTTCGGATATTGTAACCGACGCTCTGACCGCTTTCGGCTTAACTGCTGCCGACAGCGGTCATTTTGCTGATGTGCTGGCGGCGGCATCGTCCAATGCGAACACGAACGTCAGCATGATGGGCGAAACTTTCAAATACTGTGCGCCTGTTGCGGGTTCTCTGGGATTCTCCTGTGAGGATACGGCGCAGGCGATCGGTCTGATGGCGAACAGCGGCATCAAGTCCACGCAGGCTGGTACGTCTCTGCGTTCCATCATGACTGCTCTTGCAGGTGATGTGAAGTTCTGCGGTGATGCCTTCGGCGAAATGGAGATCGCCACCACCAATCAGGACGGCTCGATGCGTGAGCTGAATGACATTCTCGCAGACTGCCGTGTGGCTTTTGCGCAGATGTCGGAATCGGAACAGGCATCGGCGGCGCAGGCGCTGGTCGGCAAAAACGCCATGTCCGGCTTCCTTGCACTGATGAATGCCGCGCCGGGAGATATCGACAAGCTACAGAATGCCATCGCAACTTGCTCAGATGAAGTGGACGGCTACAACGGTGTCACTGAAAAGATGGCTGCCGTCATGCAGGATAACCTCGGCGGTCAGCTCACCATTCTGAAATCACAATTACAGGAGCTTGCTATCAGTTTTGGCGAAATTCTGATGCCTGCGATTCGTTCCATTGTTTCCCGTATTCAGGGGCTTATTGATAAATTCAATGCGCTGTCACCTGCGACAAAGGAAACCATTGTCAAAATCGCACTGGTAGCGGCTGCACTCGGACCTCTCCTTGTGGTGGTCGGAAAAACGATGGTCGGTGTCGGCAAGCTGATGAAGTTTGTCTCCAATCTCCCGACTATTATTGCAGGTGCAAAGGCGGCATTCACTTCCTTCGGCGCTGTGATCGGCGGTATCAGTGCGCCTGTGGTCGCTGTCATTGCAGTTGTTGCTGCACTGGTGGCGGCTTTTGTGCATCTGTGGCGTACCAATGAGGACTTCCGCAATAAGATCACTGCGATCTGGGAACAGATCAAGAGCATTTTCTCCGGCTTCTGTCAGGGCATCGTTGACCGTATCAATGCGCTGGGCTTCGATTTCAAAAATATCACTGAGGTCATCAAAGCTGTATGGGACGGACTCTGCAAGTTCCTGAAACCGGTCTTTGAGGGGCAGTTCCAGCAGATTGCAAATACCTTCAAAGCCGTGACAGACATTATCCTGAGTATTCTGGATATTTTCGTCGGCATCTTTACCGGCGACTGGAGCAGAGTGTGGGACGGCATCAAGGGTATCTTTTCTGTTGTATGGAATTTCATCAAGGATACACTGAAAAATGCGCTGAATATGATCTGCGGTATTTTCGGCACTGATCTTGGTGAAGTAAAAGAATTCTGGGTGAACGTCTGGACGAGCATCAAGAACTTTTTCGTCAACATCTGGAACAGCATCACCGGCTTTATCAGCGGTGTGCTAAACGGCATAAAAACGTTCTTTGAAACAATATGGAACGGAATCAAGGGCTTCTTTGTCAGCATCTGGACTGCAATATACAACGACGTAACTGCAAAAATCAATCTAATAAAAACGGTCATTGAGACCGTGTGGAATGCGGTATCGGGCTTTATCTCTACTGTCCTGAATGCTATCTGGTCTGTGATTTTTTCTATCTGGGAAAGCATCAAAAATCACATCACCAATACGCTGAACGCCATTCATGTTGTAGTATCAGCGGTGTGGAACACTATATCCGGATTCGTCAGCGGTATCCTGAACACAATTTTTGCGACTGTCGCAAATATCTGGAATAGCATCAAAAGTACAATTTTCACGGTGCTGAACACCATTAAAACTGTGGTTACTTCTATTTGGGATAGCATAAAAACGGCTATATCTAACAAGATCACTGCGATAAAAACCACTATTGAAAACGGCTTCAATGCGGCAGTGAACTTTATCAAGAATCTTGGTTCACAGGCAGCGCAATGGGGCGCGGATATCATCAATAATATCGTGCGCGGTATCAAGAGCAAGATCAATGCCGTTGCCGATGCAGTCAAGGGTGTTGCAGACAAGATTCGCAGTTTCCTGCACTTCTCTGTGCCGGATGAGGGACCTCTTGCGGATTTCGAGAGCTGGATGCCGGACTTCATGCAGGGGCTGGCAAAGGGCATCGACAAGAGCAAAAAGTATGTGGAGGCGGCTGTATCCGATGTGGCTGATGCCATGACGCTGACAATGCAGTCCGGTCTGAATGTTGATATGTCCGGGCAGGGAGCCCCCGCTGGCGATTACGGCGCAATGATGAACGGCGGCGCGAGAGCAACGGTCATCAACAACTATAACAACGACAACAGCCGGACTGTCAACCAGACGAATAATTCGCCTAAGTCACTGTCACGGCTGGAAATTTATCGTATGACACGGAATGCGCTGAATGTGTGACGGGGTGGGAGCAATCCTTTCCTTTACCCTAACAGCTTTCCTTCATATGTTCCGTTTTGGATTTTGAAGAAAAACTCACTGAAACTATCCGTTTCAAAAATCTGCATAAGTTCGCGCATATTCCAGATCAGATTTGCATTGTCGAGTTCGCTTCTGTCAAGCCAGAACACTCTGCCTTCTTCAGAACTTTTCAGTTCACCCTCAAACAGATCTGTTTTATAAAGCAAAACAATGTATCTCGTGCCGTCTTCCATTACCCAATCTTTGAGAAGCCGCAGGGCTGTGGGTTGTGTATTGTCAGACCAGTTTCCTCTTTCATTTCACGAGTCACTGAATCCAATAATGACTCATCCGGCTCTACATGACCACCGGGAAATACAAGTCCGCCCTTATACTCTTCTTTCAGCCCCTGCTTTTCCTGCACAAGGACACGGTTTCCATCGTAAATCAGGCACATATTGGTCAGTTCAATCTTTGATGATCTGTCCATCCACATAGCTCCTAACATTTATTCTCATATCCCTATTATATATCATCTCCATAGAAAAGTAAAGGAGGCGATAACATGTTTTTCAGCCTTATATTAGAAAATGCAGCCGGCGACCAGATCAACATGACGGCTACGGCAAACCAGTATATGACCTCTCAGATTGAGGGCTTGAATCCGCCACCCGGCACGATCAGCACCTCCAGCTATGCGGGCATGGACGGCAGCTACCTGAATAATGCCTTCATCGAAAAGCGGAATGTGGTCATTCATTTTGAGATGCGAGGAATCGGAGTAGAAAAGCGCCGTCATCAGCTATACAAGGTTGTGAAACCGAGCAGATATGTCAAGGTCTACTACAAGACCGCAGGCATAGATGTTTTCACGGAGGGCTACGTCGAGACTTGCGAGGTGAACAATTTTGAAATGCTGACAACGGGGCAGATCTCCATTCTCTGCCCCGATATTTACTGGTATTCGACCGAATCGGTCATGGCGTATTATTCGCAGATTCTCGGTGCGTTTACCTTTCCGTTCCCGACCGAGAGCAACCCGGAGCCGTTTGTGCTGGGAAAATACAATACCCAGAACATCATGGAAATCATCAATGATGGTGACGAGATCGGCTTCACGCTGGTGATTGAGGCTTCCTCCGATGAAGAAGTCGCTACCCGTTCGCCTACACTCTACAATGCAGATACAGACGAATATCTGCAAATCACCGGAGAGATTCTCGCCGGTGACATCATTACAGTTACCACAAAGACAGGTCATAAAACGGTCACGCTCGACCGAGGCGGTGTGAAAACCAATATCATCAATCGGCTAGTGTCCGGTTCGACCTGGCTGACGCTGCGTGAAGGCAGGAACCGGTTTTATCTGCGCGGTACCGGACTGCAAAATCTGAAAGTGACGATCGTTCACACGAATGCGTATCTGGGGGTATAGTGATGCAGATTGAAGTTTATAAAATGGAAGCTGCGGAAGATGCGCTGACGATTACTCTTGAGGCAGTCTGCGACACCTTTTCCTCGCTGCTATGGGATATTGAATACTATCAGTGCGGCAGTTTTGAGGTGTATATCGCAGCTAACCCGGAAAATCTTTCGATTTTTCAGACCGGGCGCATTATCGGCAGGGATGATGACAGTCAGCATTTCGGCATCATTGAATCCGTTCAAATTGATACGGATGCCGAAAACGGTGACTATCTGACCGTGAAAGGCAGATTCCTTATGTGTCTGCTTGAGCGCCGTATTATCAATCCGACTCTTTCTATCACTGCGGATACCGCTTATAGTGATATCGTCCGCAATGCAGTCGCACTGAATGCAATACAGCAGAATAACCGCCGCATTCCCGGCTTATCCCTCGGAACTGTGTCCGGTACTTGCTGGGAGCAGACCGCAACGCTGCAAATATCCTACATGAACCTGATGCAGTGGGTGTATACGATCTGCGAGAAGCTCGGCGGGACGGCGAATATCCGGCTGGTGAAATCCTCCGGAGAGCAATACCGCATGGTATTCGACCTCTCTGAGGGTGCTGACCGCAGCATCATGCAGGCGGATAATCCGCATATTATCTTCTCCGACGCATACAGCAATCTGCTCTCGTTCAGCTATGCCGAGGACAGCAGCGTCCAGAAGAATTTTGCATATATCTTCGGTCAGGGCAAGGGCGATAAACGCAAGCACACAACATATTGTGTTGGCGATGAGCCTGCATATTTGTCACGCTATGAGCTGTATGTGGATGCAAAGGATATTTCCGAGGAGGAACAGGTTGAGGGTGAGACAGTGCCGATTCCCGAAGAGAAGTATATTGAGCTGCTAAAAACAAGAGGCTCGGAAAAGCTGGTCGATCCAAAGACTGCAGCTGAATCGGAGATAGCAGCAGATTCAACTCAGTATATCTACAACCGTGATTATTTTGTCGGTGACTATGTGACCGTAGAGCATAAGCGGTTCGGCATGATTCAGCCGAAAGTGCAGCTCATCGGCATGATCGAAGCTTTTGATCAGAATGGTAGAAGCCTGACACCGACATTCAGAAAGGAATGATAACATGGCATTTTCATGCGGCTTTTTTAATTCAAAAGGGCTTGACAGGATCTACACAGCGGAGAATTTCACGGAGTATCTCGGCAGCATTATCTGCAACGGTATTCTCGACACCTACGGGCAAAATTTCAAGCTGACACCAGCGAACAGCGGTCTTGGCGTGGTTCTCGGAACCGGTAAAGCGTGGATCAATGGGCATTATTTCATCAACGATTCCCGGTATGTGATCGATCTCACATCCTATCAGGACGAGTCCTTGCCGAGATATGTCGGTATTGCGATCTATCTTGATACCACAGAATCTGTCCGCAGTGTTACGCTGAAGCTCTTTCCCGGCACTCCGGCAGAGAATCCGCAGCTTCCAACTATCCCACAGGATAAAGATCATGTCCGACTTCTGATGTATGCAGTGCGCATGAATCCGGGAGCGACAGAGCTGACAGAGCGGGACTGGTACGATTATCGTGAAGATAAGAACGTCTGCGGTTACTGCAAGTGTATCCTCGGCAAATGCAAGGTGACGGAGCTGATGTCGCAGATGGCGCAGCTTATCGCCGAAATTTCGGAATATAATAAGAAAATTGAAGATCTCACAAATAAAGTTGAGGTTCTTCAGACAAAGGTCGATGATCTCACGGGCGATATTGTTGAAACAGGTGAAATCGGCGAAAATGCGTACTATGTGCTGTACTCAAATGGAAGACTTCTTCTGCGTGGAAGCGGTGCAACCTATGATTACGAGATCGGACAGTCACCGTTCTGGGAAAATGAAAATATCCGTTCTCTTGTGATTTCAGACGGTATTACAGCAATCGGCAGCAGTGTGTTTGAACGATGCTCCAATATGGCAACCGCCAGCCTTCCGACAAGTCTTACCGAAATCGGAAAGCGTGCATTTTTCATGTATAATCTGGGCGGCCTGACTGCACTTAGTATTCCGTCATCCGTAACAACCATCGGCGAGAAAGCGTTTTCCTGTGAAGCCCTCACATCCGTTACACTCCCCGCTACGCTCACGACCCTCGGCAACTACCTTTTCATGGACAGCAGTACGCTGACAACTGCAAGAGTCGAATGCTCCGAGGTGCCGGGATTCTGCTTTGTCCGCTGTACCAATCTGAAAAATGTTACCCTAAGCCATAATGTGACGAGCATCGGCTCACACTGGATCAATTACTGTAATCGGCTGACGCAGATCACCTATGAGGGCAGTCTGGACGATTGGGCGACGGTGTCGAAAGGGACAAGCTGGGACGGTCGCAGCGGTCAGCTGACAGGTACACTTGTGAGAATCAACTGCCTTGACGGATATATGGAGTATGATGACGAAAACAAAGAGTGGGTGGAGGTGCGTGACTGATGTGGAAATTTCTTGTGAAAAATCAGAGCATTGAGATCATGGAGCGTGAGGTGCTGGCAGATCACCAGATCCAGTATGTGCAGTTCAAATTCACCTTTGACGGCAACTGGAAACACTATCATAAAACAGTGCAGTTCTCGCAGTGCGATGAGGTGTTCAATGTTGTGCTGGGTTATGATAGCACAAGTTGTTATCTGCCTGCGGAGCTTCATGTGGGTGCGGTCAAGATGTCGGTATTCGGCTACGATGCCGAGAGCGACACGACTGTCCGTGCAACGACAGTTCCGGTGACGCTGAACATCCGTGAATCCGGCTTTGAGGGCGATGATCCGCCAATACCTCCCACACCTGATTTATATCAGCAGTTGCTGAAGAAAATTGACAGTGCGACTGCCGGAAAATCTGCATATGAGATTGCAGTGGAGCATGGCTATGTCGGCACAGAGGAGGAGTGGCTGGCATCATTACACGGCAAGGACGGCATCACGCCGGATATGTCCGAGTATCCGAAAACTTCTGAGGTGACTTCCATTGTGGAAACCGTCATAGCACCTATGGCTGCCGATGCACACACACATGATAATAAGGCGGCATTGGATTCTCTGACACCGGAGCTGTTCACGGAATTGTACGAACTTCAGCAGTTTGAGGATCAGACAAAAGAATCGCTCCATACGCTGAAAGAGTCCGTGGACAATTTCAGCAACACAGCGCATACCCATGAAAACAAGGCGGTGCTGGATAATATCACACAGGAAATGCTTGACGATATGGCTTCTATTGCAACAGTTGTCGGGCAGGCGCACTGGCATCACAACCTCACAACGCTGAACGGCATCACGGATTCTCATGTTTCACGTTGGGAAGAAGCATACATCGCAGCAATGAATCTAAATGAGCGTGTTGGCGTGAATGAAGGTGTGATCGAGCGCTTCAAGACCGAGATCCTCTACGATATGCAGGGCTGCCGCACATCCATTTCGGATATCCTGAACCGCCTGTCTGCCGTGGAGACCGAGCTGTCCGGAGTTGAAGATGCGCTTGCGGCTATTGTGGAGGTGACGACATGAGCATTGCAAATTATCTGACGGCGCTGGATGCGCAGCGCGACCAGCTTGCGCGTAACCTTGTAACAATGGGTGTGCAGGCTTCGGAGACAGAAAAGCTGAATACGCTCGTACCGAAGGTGCTGCAAATTCCGCAGGCAAAGCCGGATATCACGCTCTTCAAAGCATCCATTGATGCACTCCATGATTACGGCGAGAAGGTGTACACCTTCTATAATGACGGCTACCGCAACCTTGCAGGTTTTACCGAATCCTACGGGCATTTCTGCTGCGAGGAGAACGGCTATGCGATCTACTACAATCAGCCTGATTTCAACTGGGGTGCGGTTATTTACACCATGTGCGTAGAGCCGGTTCACATCAGTTCTTCCAACAAGATCATGATGAGCTATAAGTCGGGGGCTACGGATATTGGCGAGATGTGGCTTGTGCCGAAAAACAATGATACACTTTCTCCGGCGGATACCGCAAGATATATCTATGAGGCTATCCAGAATAATCAGGCAGTTTCTGTGCCGTTCGGCTGGCTCGGCACTGTAGGCAATTATATCAATGTCCTGCACGAATGTAATGGCATCAATGACGGCGAGTATTACCTTGCTTGGAAGGCGGTGACGGACAACACGAGCCCGATGATCCGTTCAGTCAAAATTGTAGATACAGCAATTTGAAGGAGGACAAAATGAAAGAAAATATCTGTACTGCCGCCGGAGTGATCGGCGGCTTTTTTGCGGCACTGCTCGGAGGGTGGGATTCTGCTCTCATCACGCTTGTGCTGTTCATGGCAATTGACTTCACCACAGGTCTGATTGCTGCATCTATGGGCAGAAGCAAGCACAGCAAGACCGGCAGACTCAGCTCCAAGGCAGGCTGGGTGGGACTTGCGAAGAAATTCTGCATTCTGCTCATGGTTGTGGTGGCGGTGAGAATGGACATTCTTATTGGCACGACCTACATCCGTGATGCAACCTGCATCGGCTTCTGTGTCAATGAACTGCTTTCCATTATTGAAAACACCAGTCTTATGGGAATCCCGTATCCGCCTGCTATCAAAAAGGCTATCGAGGTGCTTCAGAAGAGAGCGCAGCACATTGATGACGATATTCAGGAAATGATTGACAATATGGAGGATGATAAGAAATGAAATATCAGTATTCCGATTCTACGCAAATCACCCCGCATTTCAATGCAAAAGAATTCCGTTGCAAATGCGGCAAGGTGCATGCGTTCAGTATCTCCAACGAACTGGTGGATAAGCTGGAGAAATTATACGCCGCACTCAACTGCTCTAAAATCATTGTGACCTCCGGCTACAGATGCCCCACACACGACAAGAATGTGGGCGGCAGCGGTACCGGACAGCATACGCTCGGCAATGCGGCGGATATCTGCTGCTACGGTCAGGACGGACAGCCGATCAGTTCAAAAATCGTCTGTCAAAAAGCGCAGGATATCGGCTTCACTGGCATTGCCAACATTACCGCCGCATATATCTACACGCATGTGGATGTCCGCTCGAATGGTAAGTGGTACGGCGATGAAGTTCACAGCAACGGCTCTGTGACCGATGATTTTTACAAGTATTTTGCCGCTGATACTGCGGATAAGCACAAAGAGACTGATACTATGAAAGGTATCGATGTGAGCGTTCACAACGGTGATATCGACTGGCAGAAGGTCAAGGCTGACGGCATCGTTTTTGCGATTATCCGCGCAGGCTACGGCAGACTTGCTTCGCAGAAGGACAAGCGTTTTGAGCAAAATTATTCCGGCGCTAAGGCGGTCGGCATTCCTGTCGGTGCGTACTGGTATTCCTATGCAATGAATGAGAACGAGACACGGCAGGAGGCGGATGTGTTCCTCTCGGTCATCAAGGGAAAGCAGTTTGAAATGCCTGTATATTTCGATCTTGAGGAAAAGAAGCAGTTCGACCTCGGCAAGGAGAAAGTCTCCGCCATTATGAGAGCATTTCTTGAAAAAGTCGAATCCGCCGGCTATTTCACCGGACTCTACGGCTCGGCATCCTCGCTTACTACGCATACCGCCGATGATATCAAGAGCCGCTACACCATTTGGCTGGCGCACTGGGTCAATCAGACCAACTACAGCAGTGCCTATGCCATCTGGCAGTACAGCAGCAAAGGCAAGGTTGCAGGCATCAACGGCAATGTGGATCTGGATATCTGCTATAAGGATTTTCCCACAGTCATCAAGAATAAGGGACTGAACGGCTGGGCGAAATCTTCCACGCCTGCGCCCAATGTGCTGGGTGCCGCAGCGGTTACTATCACTATCGGCAATGACACTTATAAGGGAACGCTTGTGAAAGCGTGATTTTTTTCGGGCAGGGGTTATTCTCTGCCCACTATTTTTTCTATATGTGGGGGTGTGAGCGAATGACAAATAAGCAGAAAGAAAAGATCATCGTACTGCGGCAAGACGGTACGAGTTACAAGGAAATCGCTGAACAGCTTGATTTATCCGTTAATACTGTAAAATCATACTGCCAGCGGCATGAACTGCAAACATATGTAAAGGTCAGAAACAGCCTGCGTTTGTGTATGCAATGTCACGCTGAAATCCCTCAGACACCGAAACGCAAGGCAAAAAAGTTCTGCTGTGGCAAGTGCCGTCAGCTATGGTGGACTGCGCATTCAAATCTGATTCACTGCGTATCCCTTGTAAATCACACCTGTCCGGTCTGCGGAAAAACATTTCAAGCATATAAAAGCAAGCACCGCATTTACTGTTCCCGTACCTGCTACGGCAAATCCAAGGAGGTAACGCATGAATAGTGACACTTTTAACGCTCTCTTCCGCCATCAGCTTGTTATGACATGGGTGCGTTCCCTGCTGAAACGCTCCCTTATCACCAAGGCAGAGTACGCTAAAATTGATACAAGGATAGCGCAGAAATACGGCATATCTTCGTGCAGCATATTCCGTTGAAAACAGCATAAAATCGTTGACTTATCCCCTAATAGGCGGTAACATGGTAAGCAAGGAGGTGGTGCTGTGTGGAGAATCATGAACGCATCGTTCAGAAGGTTCAGTTCCCCAACAAACCCACAGTCAAGCTGCTGAGAACGGCAGCTTACGCCAGAGTATCCAGCGGCAAGGATGCGATGCTGCATTCCCTTTCGGCACAGGTCAGCTATTACAATAAGCTGATTCAAAGCAATCCGGAATGGCTGTTCTGCGGTGTTTACGCCGATGAAGCCCTGACCGGTACAAAGGACAACAGAGAGAACTTTCAAAGATTACTCTCCGAATGCCGCGCCGGACGCATCGATCTTATCATAACAAAGTCAATTTCAAGGTTCGCCCGAAACACCGTTACGCTGTTGGAGACCGTCCGTGAGCTGAAAGAACTGGGGGTGGATGTTTATTTTGAAGAGCAGAATATCCACTCGATCAGCCCGGATGGAGAGTTCATGCTGACGCTCTTGGGCTCGTATGCACAGGAGGAAAGCTACTCCGCCAGCGAAAACCAGAAATGGCGCATCCACAAAGATTTTAAACAGGGGCGGCTCGGCAGCATTACCATGCTCGGCTATGAACGTAGCAATGACGGCACACTTATCATCGTCCCGGAAGAAGCTGAGATCGTCAGAATGATTTTCAATGATTTCCTCGGCGGTATGGGCAAGAATGCAATTGCGAACAAACTGCTTGCAATGGGGGTTCCAACAAAAGGCGGTGGAATATGGACAGCGTGGTCGATACGGCGGATCCTGCGGAATGAAAAATACTGCGGAGATATTCTGTTTCAGAAATCATTCAGGGAGAATCATATCACAAAACGGAAAATAGAGAATAAAGGACAATTGCCGCAGTATTATGCTGAAGAAACACATGAACCGATTATCAACAAGGAGACCTTCCTCGCCGTACAGGAGCTTCTGAAAGAAAATCAGCGATTTACTCCTGCCTCCCCCACGACAAACACATATCCGCTGACAGGAATGATACACTGTGACTGCTGCGGAAAATACTACCGCAGAAAGGTGCAGAAATACCGAGTGACTTGGATATGCTGGACTTACGATGCACGTGTCAAAAAGTTTTGCCCTGAGTCAAAGCAGATTCCGGAAGATATTCTGTATGACAAGGTTTGTGAGGTCTTGCAGCTTGATGAATTTGACAACGAGGTATTCCAGTCTGA